TCCACTAGAATTTACTAAGACATATCTTTCTTCATCATAAGGTAAAAATGCCTCATTAGAATTTGCTTGAATTGATCCAGTAGAATTTGCTGTAATTGTAACATTAAATTCTTTTCTTATTGTTAATGAAGAATCTGTAAGATCAACATTAGAAATCCACTTTTGGGGTAATGGGGTATATAAGGTATTATCAGTGGAAGATTGGAATTTTGATTGTATAATTTCAAAATCTGTTGGATTTATTGCTGCTGTTGGGAGACCACCATCACATACACTAGAAACTGTAGTAATACCTACAATTTTAAAATTGTATCTATCAATAATTTGTGAAATTTTTGCATATGTTTTAACCTGAGTTGCTCCAAGTAAAGTATTAGTAAATGCTACAATACTTCCAACTTTAGCAATATTTGTAAAATCTACAGAATTTGAAGTTACTGTTGAAATTCCTGGAGCAGTTCCAGATTTTGGTGTGATATAGACTTGCCCAACAGTATATTTTTGGTTCAATAATGTATCTGCATTAAATGTGATGCCAGATCCTACCAAACTATAAGTTGATTGTACATCATTAATATTATATGCATTAATATTAGTTAATATTCTGGTATTTTCAATGCCATTAAAAGTTAATTTTTCACCTTTTAAAAAGGTTCCTTTACTATTATAAGCGGTTATTATACCTACAGTATTATATTTTAAATATGCAGTAGCACCACTTGATTTACCTTCAATGTGAGTTGGTAAAGTTAAAGTTGCTGGTTCATTTAATGTTAATTCAGTATAAGTCTGAATATCAAACAATGAAAGGTTCCATTGATTTAAATTTTGATTTAAGTCAGAATATGAACCAGATTCCAAAGCATAATCATAAACTCTGGCAATTCCAATTTCTTTACCATATGATATAGATGTTGAAGATCCAATTCTGGTATCCCTCAAACTAACTATACTTGATGTACTAAAACCAATTCTGGGAGCACCAGATACCCTATTTAAAGTTAATGTTGGTCCTGTTATATAATTTACTTCTTGATCTAATAAAGTTTTAGAATCTCTTGTTTTTTTAAAATCCAAATAAGTAATATTTGGAACTGTAACTTCATATCCCTTAACATAGGCTTTACCTGGCGAGATCTTGTATACTCCAAGAGCATCACTTGGAACTTGTCCAGTATATGTTAATTGGTCTTTGGAAAATACTCCATCATTACCTTTTTTATTATCTAAAGATTCCTTGGCAATAGCACTAAATGCTTTTACATAAAAATCTCCAGATTGATCATAAGTCCTTCTTGCTAATTCTTCCGCTAAAACATTATATTGTACTTTATCTTGAATATGAGATACCACTCCAGATCTCACAACCATCAATTCTACAAAATTTTCAGTTTTTTCGCTATCTAATGGTTTTTTAATTAAATTGGCCGTTATTTTTAACCTGTCTGCTCCAGGGGACGCATAATTATTAAAACCTTTTGCATTATCATTTAATGAGGAATCTTGTGATGCCGTAATTAATTCTTCAATAACTTCAAATCCAACTCTATATGTTGGATTTGTTGAATGAGCATCTAATATTAAAATTTGCTTATCTACTGTTACAAAATTACCCCTTAAAAAATAGATTCCTTCAGATAAAATTACCGCAGATCCAATAGATGTTGCATTAGATGGTGCTGTAATTGCAAATCCTTGTCCAACTTGCAAATTTAAAACTGAAGATTTTACTGCTTCATCTACTATTAAAACTTCTCTATCATCAAAAACCGATTTGTCATCTATGCCTGACCCAAGATAATTTACAAATAAAGTCCAATATCCTCTTTCAGAATATTCTGGACCTACTGAAAAAAGAACTTTTGCTTTTACGTTGGAATTTTCGCCACGAATTACTACTCGATCTATATCGTAATTATAAGTTTCAAAAGATTTTCCGAGATATTCAGTTTCAATTTCTATTGCATATAATGTATTATTATAATTAATTTGCCCAGGAATAACTACAGAACCTTCCTTAAACAAATGATTTCCCAGTTGTTCAACTTGATTTTGGAGTATTGATTGTAGAGTTGTTAATTCTCTAGCTTGAACTGGTAGTCCTGGTTTAAATAGAACTCTATAATATTGATCATTTTTATCAAAGTCATCAAAATATGGAGATATATTTAAATTTGTTTCTTGTGGCATAATCGTTTAGAATTGCAAAATAACTTTGATATCTTCTCTTTGATTTGCAGACCTAGTAATTGATGGTCTGTTATCAACATAAAGCAAATTACCAGAATATTTTTGAACTTCTGGATTTGATACACCTTGAATGAAAGTTTGTCCAAGGTAATATGTTTTATTATTTATGACAGTACTTATACCTGGATTATTTTGTGATCCAAATCCAGAATCAATATATAAATTTTTAGATCCGCCTACTATTTGCAAACTACCTGACCCAGTAGTATTTGATGTAAATTCATTTGAATTAAATCCATATTGTGGTGATGCATTTGCTGTACCATCAGTATTGAAACCAGATTGAGTACGATCTTTCCAATATCTTAAAGTGCCTGTATTTTGATCATAACCAATAACTCTACCAATAGCAGTTACTCCAGTACCTATTGTCTGAGTTATATATGAATTTGGTTGAAATGTTGTAGTCTTATAATCATTCGTATTTGGTGCTAGTCCTTTCAACATTAATGCATAAACACCACTAGCTCTTTCATCTGTTAATATTGAATTTGATTCATATGATCTTGGATTTTCCAAAATTCCAACTCTTGCAACCTTTGTCCCAGTAACAAAATCTGGATTTTGTGGATTATTTTCAATTCTTGAATATATTAAAACATTTGTAGATCCTAATTCGCGGTAAATGTCATATCCATGCCCATATTGTGGCGGAATTATAACATTGAATGTTGGTGTCGTTGATCCTAACGGCACATTTCCCCCAATTAAATCGACTGTACCATAAGTATATCCAGTACCTCCTTTTGATATTACAATACTATCAACTCTAGAATCATTATTAATAACTATAGTTGCTTCTGCACCAGTTCCATCCCCTTTAATGGGAACATTTGAATATGTTGTGTTTGGAGGTCCAACTTGATAACCCCTATTAGTAGTAGTAATTACTTTTAATTGACCACTGCTTAATGCATTGTTCCTAACAGCAGAATATTCCTCATTAGTTTCCCAATCATATGGAACTGGGATAAAATTAATAGAATCAAATTTAATAATTTCTGCAGGACTTATTGTATATAAGTACTTCCAAAGATAACCATCACCACTAGTACCTGCAGATCTTGGTTCGAGATCTGTAAATTTTGGTTCATCTAATGAAGGTTTTCCATTTGGATTTTCTGGATCTACTCCATTACTAATACACAAGTAAACTCTAAATTCGCTATTTACAACATAAAAGTTTGAACCATATAAACTAGTTTTATTTGATGGTTTTGAAAGATTGGTCCTTGTTACATCATGACGATACATGTCATAGATTGTCGCAGATACCCAAGATATTTTTCTAACTACTGGCCTAACATCATTTTCAGTAATTCTTTTTACTGATATTATAGTATCCCATGTATTATTTTCATCATCAAAACTATCTTTTGGTGATATTGGAGTTGCATCCCAAGTTGATGAAATTTCTGATGCATTTGGCAATCCTATAAAAGTATAATATGAATTTTCTGAAGAAGACACGCTAGAAACAAAATTTCTAGCATTTTTTATTCTCAGTTGATCAGTTATAATTGCGGCCATTTCTAATTAGTGTTCTTTAGATTATTTATTAAACAAAATAACCAAAATATTTTAGTGGGTTCCTTCTTCTTACAATTGGGTTTGTTCCTATACCTGAGAAATTATTTGTTGTAACATTATATTCTACTGGTAAAGTTCTAATTGGAACATCAACTCTACCCCAACTATATTCGCCGTAATATGCAGTAGTTGCTATACCAACTAAACCATTATAATTTGAAACTTTAGTTGTAACTCTAATTACAGTGGTTATACCTACGTCAGGAATAGATTTTGATACTTGATTTGTTGATATTACTTCATAGATATTATCTAAACATGTAGATCCAATTCCCAATATAGAATTATTACTATTTACTGAAGTGATGCCATACCCAAGTGAAGAGTTTGTAATGGTAAAATAATAACCAGTTTGAATTCCACTCTTATGTATTGAATATCTGGATCTCATAAATGAATTTTGTGGAATATAAAAATCAAAAATAATTCCAGTTGTAATTCCAACATTAGTAGTTCCAACTCCAACAACTATCCCATAATCTCCACTATAGGTAATATTTGATATAGATTCAACTTTTTTTGTTGGTGGTGCAATTAAAATGATTGGTGGTTGTATAGTTGAAACCGTAAACACTATTGGATTTGTTAAGGCACTGCGTCTTGTAGATACTGCGAGACCAACATTATCAAAAATATCTAAGAATAATTGGTCTCCAATTTTATAATTATTTCCACCATCTACAATTGAAGCTGATACAACTCTAAAAGTATTTGGATTTATCACAACATCTGCAGTGGCATTTAAACCATAACCAGATCTAGTTTTTAATCTTGCTTTTACAAATGTATTTGTTGATGGAGTTATATTTGGAAATCCACTTCCTTGTTCAGTAATTGATAAAGATTTTATTGGCCCATAAAAATATCCAGTTCCACCCACACTAACTTGAATTGATGTTACAATTCCAGAACTATTAATTGTGGAAATACCAACTGCATAATTATTACTTCCCAAACTTGGAGATTGAATTGTTACTATTGGGTTTGTGGTATATCCATATCCTGGATTTGTTATGGTTATTTGGGTTACAGACCCGCCAGCAGAAACACTACATGTAGCTGCAGCAGCAATTAAAGAATTTTGAGATATTATTTCGATAACATTTTTGTCGGAATTTTGTATTGATTCTATTGGATCATCAAAAAATGGTCTCATTGAATTGACAAATAATACAGTAGATCCAATTCCAACACTTTGAATTAAATATGCAGATGGATTAATATTTGGTTCATAATAAACTCTATCTTTTCCAATATAAAGCCCATCAATAATTTTATCTTCAAGTTGCTTATACCAACTAATAGGTCTCTCTAACAATTCATCTCCAACAACACCTTGACCAGCATAATTATTTGTTAATATACTATCTGCAGCATTAATATCAATTACCAATCTTTCTTCTTGAGTTAATGTTTCATCATAATCACTATACAGTTGTACATTATCACCAATTTTTACACTATCAAGAACTTGAACCTCTTTAACATCAATTGTTTGTGTTCCAGTATACATGAATAATTTGCAAGTATCGCCCAAAGTTGTTAGTCCAACTATACCACCCTTTGGAGCATCTAAAAATCGTAGTATACTGCCCCCAGTAAAAGTATAACTTTCTCCAGGAACTTGCAATATATCATTAATGAACACTAATAAGTTTGATTGTAAATCAATTCCAGAAGATTGTTTTGCATAAAATGATAATCTTTCAGCATTTCTACTTAGTGGGAATAATTTTCTTTTTCCATTAAAATATTTTGAAATATCATCTAAAACTAAGAAATCACCGACACTCCATCCAGCAAATTTTGCATTGTATGTCTTATCAACAAAAATTTTAAATTGTGAATATGAACTTGATGTATTAGTTGGAATTCCTACTGTTCCACCAAAAGGAATTGTCAAAATATCTCCAGTATTATAAGCATAACCCGTATTTGTTAATTCAAAATTAATTACACTTGATCCTTGTCCAACAATTATATCAACTGTAGCGCCAGTTCCAATTCCAGTAGAACCAGAAATCGAGGAGTATATTAATGGAATATTTGTATAACTTAATGGTGAATCAATTATAACTAATGGTGGATTTGATGAAGTATACCCAATTCCAGGATTTGTAATGGTAACGTTTGTTATATTACCATTTACGGCACTTGCATACCCAACATAAGTTATATTGGCAATTCCTGAACTATAAGTTTGAACTCCAACCCTAATATAAGTTTGTATACCAACTCTATATCCAGATCCAGAATTTCCTATTGAAATTGCTTGAATTGTTCCAGCAATAGATACAATTGCTGTCCCACCTGCAGCAACTAAAGGTTGATATCCCAATCCACTTGTTGATCCTACAGTAACTAATATTCCACCTCTAGGAACATTGCTGGAATTTATATCCTTAGTAGCATTAAAATTTGGAGTTGTTCCTGTAAAATTCAATGTAGTAATTCCAGAATTTCCAGTAAGTTTATAATCTCCAATAATATCAGTGAGAGAATTTCCCAATCTTTGTGGACCTTGAAAAATGTCATTTATCAATATAATTGCATTTCCTTCAGAAATTCCACCAATATTTGATTTATTTTGCTTTAATGTAAATTGAGTAGTTATGCCATTAAACCCTTGTGAGATATCATCAAAAACATAATTTGTATCATATGCCTTTACATAACTAGTTGTAAATGCTTGATTAAGTGAAGATCTTAAAAATATTCTTCCACTAAATCTACTACTAGTTGTTAATCCAATATAGTCAACTTGATCTGAGGTTGGTGCGGTTGTTCCATAACCAACAGGCACTCTTCCCCAAATTGGCTCAATAAAATTGAGAGTATTGTCTACAATATTATAATTACCTGTTAATTTTGTTATTAGTGTATTGCTAGAATGTGAAGATTCGGTTGTTCCCATCCAAGATCTTAAAACATCAATAGAATTTGTGCTTCCAACACCAACAGCAACAATTTTTATAATTTCATTATCAATCTTAATCAAATCTCCACCAAATATTGAGGAAATTCCAGAACAAATTAATGTGGTACTACCAACTCCAACTGAAGAAACTAATTGACTAGTTATTGCAGTAGATACAACTGGAGATTGTATCATATTATTAATAGTAACTAGTAACCTTGTATTTTGATTTATTGATTTAAATGTGTGAGTACTACCAATACCAACGGAAGTAATATTTAGTGGAATGGGTTTGAATAATAAAGCATTTTCTGGACTAGAAGCTAATTGAATTCTTTGAGTATCAATTTTGATAACATATACTGATCCTGGTAATTTATTAGTTAGTCCAATTCCAGTAATTGTTGTTGTGCCAATTCCAATAGCATTTGCAAAATTATTATTTGGTGGAATATACTGTATTTCTTCTCCCGAAACAAAATAATGATTATTTAAATCTATTATATTGTCAGCTTCATTAATTATTAATGGATTATTACCTTCAAAATCAATTTTAAATATTGGGTAATCATTACTATAAAGGTCGAAACTTAAATTATTATTATCAAATTGTTCGCTAATATCATCAACTTTTAAAACTCTATTGCCAATAAATTCTTGGAATTTTTGTAAGAATGGTAATTGGAATAAAATTTCATTTGAAACATAACTATTGTCAATAAAAATACTTTTTTCTTTTGCAATATCAAAATCTTTTACTGAATTTAAATCAACATTGCCAATTATATCTGAAACTGAAAAATTTAGACCCAAATTTTGATCTGTTGCTATTCCTGCAATAGTGTCATCATATGAATTTACTAATAATTCGCCAAATTTTTTAAATCCAGATGTATGAGTTAATCCTTTAACAATTGGGTTCCATGTATCATATTCTATTGGTGACCTAATTGCATATGAAAAATATTGATAATAATCATTATCATGTATTCTTTGCAAATTATCACCAATATATCCAGTATTTTTTTGCCACCCCTTTTTAGTGATACTATTTGAATCTATTTTATATGAAGAATTATATTTGAGAATTATTGATATAATCCCCTTATTGCCAGAAGTTTTTCCTACAACAAGATCATTTATTTCAATTCTGTCTTTAGTTCTAACTTTCAAATACTCATTTCGTATATCATAAAGCTGAACAATTCCTCTTTTAGAACCAGCAATTGAAACTTCTTCTCCACTATAAAATTGACCTTTTTCTAAAGTTACCGCAAAAGATGGGAAATATTTTTCTGGAGTTACTGATCCAAAAGATTCAAAACTATCAAAATTTCCTGGTGTTCTTCCTGATGGCAAATATCCATTAAGACTAAAAGTTATTGTTGGAGTTAACCCACCAATATTTGGATTTACATCTTTAACTACGAATAAATTGTATCCATAATTTGATGAATTATATCCATAAGGATCTTCTCCATCGGTATCCTCGGTAACGTTTGTATTTTCTATCATAATTTTTTCACCAATTGAAAATGGAAATAACTCCTCTGAAGCATATGTAACACCCAATCCAACAACTACATCCTCAGTTTCTGGATCGTAAGTAATTTCACTTATTCTAGATCCATTTGGATTGCTTGTTGGTAAAATTATTGGCAATACGTTATAGAAACCAGTACTATTTCTAACAATTGTTACCTCAGTATCTCCCAAATCATATCTGAGATCTACTTCATCATTAACTCTACCAGTAAATCCATCAATAACAACTAATTTTGGTGCAATATAATAGTTAATACCTGGAGAAACTATTTTAATTGAATTAAATTTAGATAGTGGTTCAATTTTATATGTTTGTGGTAAAGCAGCGGATGGACTTAATGTTAAATCAACTGGATAATCAAAACCAATTTCATTGATACGAACTTCTTGAATTTTTCCTATAGATTTACTGTCTGGCAAAAATAATGCATTTGTGCCGATACCACTAGAAGTTTTGAGAATACTTGGCAATTTTTCATATGCTCTTCCTGTCGATTCAATTAAAATATTACTTACTGGACCAATAGCACTTTTTGAAGATGTTGTATAAGTTATTGTGG